TTAATAGATCATGTCAAAATCAATGTTTCCAGAGAGTATGATGAAAGATGGGGGAACTTTAACGCTTGAGACTATTGCAGCCAGGCTGACATACTTCCACACTCAACTTCATCTGATTCATTGGCAAACTTCAAGCTATGCAGAACATATGGCCACAGGTGGGCTGTATGATTATGTGCACGACTTTAAGGATGGGCTAATTGAAAAGCTTATGGGGTATACAGGAAAACGTCCTTCCCCATTTAAGCTGGAACCAATCACTACTACATCAGCAGGAGCAGTGGTGGTAGAACTGATGAACTTTGCTTCCCAACTTAAACAATATGGAGAAAGCAATGGGTATCACGATGTTTGTAATCTTGCAGATTCTCTTTCTGGGGAAGCTGCAAAAGTCAAATATTTATTAACTTTGTCGTAATGCAGATTAATAGGAGATTCTTTCCAGCAATTATTCTCGACAATGAAGAGAACTATTTTGCACATTTGGAAGGGGTCATCAGCTCTGTAGATGAACTTGCAAGTCTGGAGATCACCAAAGCACCAAGTGCCTACCACTTCAGACTTGCACCAAGTCTTCCTAAGTATAGCGAAATGCTTCTACAGGAAATATTAAAATTGCATAACGTGTTTCAGATTAGATTAAATTTAAGCAAATCGATTAAAACCTCAGGCGTAATAGCCTTTGAAATTGAATTATAAACCAACAAAACAATTATATTATGACACAGAAGTATGATCCTAACAAGAGGTACTCATGGACTCCTCAGGACAAGTTTGAGTTAACTGGCGAACAGTTTGGTACAATCCTCAATGCTGTACGAGCAATCGTAGGCACACCTGAAACACAACGCATCCTGGCTATTGTCAGAGCAAATGAAGCCATTGAAGCAATGATGGTTAAGGCTGTAGAGGATGGTGTAGTCCTGGAGATCCCTGAACAAAAGCCTCAAGCTATGTCAGGTAATCTTAAAATTGTAGAATGACATGAAAAAGTTCTCGCTGCTGGTAGTGCAGGGTCCAAGAAAAACCCTAAATCATTAAGATTAATTCTTTCTAAAATTAAAAAATCATGAAAGCAAAACCTCAGAACAAAAAGGCTACGCCCAAGGGGTGTGCCAAGTGTGGTAAAACCATTAAACACAAATAACCATGGTAACTGTTAAAAAAGCAAAGGTCTTCAAAAAAGCAGAAGACGGTGTCTCATCTGACTACAAAGAACGTCAGGGCAATTATCCTAAAGAAGGGGGCAAAGAACCTCTCAACAAATTTCCTGAAGCAAAGGTTCCTGAGAAAGCAGCTCCAAAGTTTGGTGAAGCTTTCAAAGCTGCACGGGCTGCTGGAAAGAGTACATTTACCTGGAATGGTAAAAGCTACACCACTAAGACTAAAGAAGATGCTGCAAAAAGTGCTTCAAGTTCAGCTGATACTAATCTGAACATGGCTGCCAGTATGATTAAAGCCAGAGTTAAACAGATTGACGGTAAAGACCTTAAAGGTCCTGTAAAACCTACTCCTAAGCAAGCGTCTAAAAATGCGGTGTTGGCATCCTTTGGTCCACCTCCTAAAAAAGGAGGAATAGCATACAAATCAAAGATGAAAGTTGGTGGTAAAACTAAGAAGTAATGAAATCAGGTAAGCCACGCAAGGCCCCCAAGGTAGCTATTCCTTCAAAGAAACGTCCTATGGTGATGAAGGAGTATGACACCAAAGAATTCAGAAGCAGTCCAATGTTGCCCATGAAACAGAAGCGTCTCTCTAAATGAAAAAGCCCCCATAATCAGGGGGCTTTTTTATTTATTTAGAATTGAACTTAATTATTGGCGAATAATAATCATTCAGAAACTTAGGATCTAGTCTGATTGTTCCTGTAGTATTATTTAGCACCTTGTCTGCTTGATCTAAGATGACCTTGTTGTCATACACTCCCATTCCTGAGATGTGTAACGTGTTCATTCCCCAACGATAACACATTGTGTGATGTAGTTTAGATTCATAAATCCTGGAATTGTGACCAAATGTAATATCAGAGTCCTCTCCACATGAGCTATCAGGAAAAGTGATCCTGTCCAGATAAACTTTGGCATAGACATTGCCATTATTAACACTACCACTTTCTCCTTCAAATTTATTTTCAGAGAAGAAGTACATTCCTTTGCTCCTGTATATATCATATCCAGGATTAGTTATAATGTCCTTCTTTGTATTCTCAAGAGCCCATGGAGCAAGCAGATCATCATCATCAAGCCTGTAGATGAAATCATTCACACACTGTTTATACCCCCATTCAATCTTGGCAGAGATAGAAGGAAACCTTTCCTTATGGTTGATTATCCTCACCTGGGGATGATTGAACACATAGTCTACATCAGCGTTATCATTGATGACAACCATTTCACAACCATCTTTATCTGTCTGCTGAAGAAACGAATATATCGCTTCTTCTAATAAATGATGACGTTTGTATGTCAATGTTAGTACACTAATCATAATCTCCAGTTTTTAGCTTGTTATTCCAGATAGAACCGTGTATCCAAGATGCCAAAGCTTCGTGTCTGAAACACTTGTCTTCAATATCTTTCCAGCGTACCAACTCTATATCTATCTCACTCAACTTTTCCTTGAACTCAGGGATAGTTATTTTGTTGAAATCAACTTGCAGATATTTACATACTGTCTGAGCCCACCAGTTTGGACCAATCCACTGCATTTCATAGAGAACATCATCAAGTAAATATTTAAGGAGTGCGTTGTCTTTGCTAAATCCAAATATGGTGTTTGCCAGAGCACTCATTCCATAGGAATCGTTGTAGACAACAAACCCTCCACAATCTTTACATGGCATAATGCTTGTATGAAATCCATCTATTGGTTTAAAATCAGCATCCAGGTAGATCCCTCCAAACTTATGTACAACATACATTCGTAACAGATCTGCCTTGATTGCTGGTTCTTTGTAGCTATCATACACCTTTTTAAGATGCTCTGGTAACTCAGGTAGATTCTCATCATTCCAAAAATAGTAGGTGAAGTCTTTGTGCTGTTCTTTCACTTCATCCATCCACTCTTTTATATGAGTGGGTATCCTATTATTACCAACCCAAATCTGATGTATGTTATTTTCCATGATTTATTTTATATATGTAATGCAGATCAGTATCAATCAAATCTTTAACATACTTGGTTATTACCTTTCTTTCTACATAATAATTAATTACGTTTTGGATATTGCCATAATTATAATCATCAAAAACAACCACTCCATCTGGAGCAAGCAGTTGCTGTGTATAGATAAAATCATTTACAACAACATGGGTATCATGACCTCCATCAACATGAATCATATCAAAAGTATGTAAATCATTGGCAGCTACATACTCTCTTAATGTCAGGAGAGAATCACCGTACACCTCTGTTATTTTTGTAGATGGATACACACTCTTAATATAATCCACACATGGTTTGGTATATGAATGAGCGTTTAGGTCAAAAATCAAATACTCTGCAGTAGGATTAGTGCCAACCATGAGTAGTAAACTATGGCCAGCATTAACTCCTATTTCACATATCTTTGATTTCTTCCTGGATAGCTTCAGCAAGTTGTATATCTTACTTTCATTCAACTCATCTGTAAGATTGTCAGGTGACACATCACATATCAAATTACCTTCTATGGTTTCTCCAATGCCAGTCAATAGACCATTTATATGAGCCATGTGAGCAGCAATCTCTGGCTTTATGATATCGATCATAGCATCAAAGATTAATTTGTGAGCTCCACAAATCTTTTGGAATCCTCAGCATTGAGATAGATCTCACTTTGGAAGGCATCTTTCTCTCTCTTATACCCTGTAACTCTTCCTTGAGAGTTCTTCATAGGGGTTTCCTTCATTCTCTCATGGAGATCATCCAGGAGGATTAAACGCTGGCCATTTTCAAGCTCAATGCTTCTGATAACCTTGTCCAGGTTTAGGCTATCCTGGAAAGTTTTGAACGTTAGTTCCTCTCCTTCTGTGGTAGGAGGTACAGGCTCTTTTCTTGTGTAGTAAAACTGTTTCATTCTTGTTGGTTTTAAATTGTTTCTCAAATTCTTCTCTCATTGCATTCTCAAAAGCATTCATAAATGCTTCGCTGACTACAAAATGATAAGGTGTAGGAGTCCATTCTTTACGCATCTTCTCACACATCTCATACGCTTCGTCTCCCAGCGTCTCTTTAATTATTAGAGGGGTCCTGAAGGCCGTGCTTGATAAGTAAACTTTCCCTTCGTATGTTGATCTCTTCATACTTGTACATGTTAGCTTCAACGTTAGAATGCTCATCCAAAGTTAGTAAAATAATATTCTCATCATCATATCTAAGCTGGGGATATTTCACCTTGGGAAGAATGTGATGAAAGAATACACTCAGGGGCTCATGTCCCAGATGTGTTTTGGATATCTCAGAGACATGAGGCCTGATGTTCCATATACCCATGAAGAAGGTCCTCATAACAACCCATTGAGCCAATCTAACATCTTCTGGAGGAAGATCGCTAGTAAGGGCAACAGATCTCATCTTCTTACCAGAAGGGATCTTCTTTCTTGGTTTGTGGTATTTACATAGACCATCCCCCCACACAGGGTTATTACAATCTTCTATTTTACATTGTTTCATACTTCCATTTATATCCTTTACATGTTTTTTGTTTGTTGGCAAGAACATTTCCTATACCTCCTTGTGACGTGTTTAATACTTCTGCAGCACATAATATAGATTCCCAAGTTTTAATATGTTCATTATTCATATTCATCTGAACTATTCTTCTTTTATTTCTACCACCTAACTTCTTAGTTTTATTTAACAGTGATATAAATTGTTTAAATTCTTCACTTTTTGCTGGTAATTTTCGATTCAAACTTTTTAATCCTATTGCTTTCTTAGTATCTTCAGAATGACGATATCCTTTTCTTGTAGCTTTTCGTTTGTTTATAGATTCTTCTGAGTGCCAATATCCTCGCTCTTCTGCCCTTTTCTTCTTAGTTAAATATATCTTTTCAGACGTTTCTTTACTTCGTAAATTGATTAATAGAGGGTCTGTAGGTTTTATATTTAAAATAGTTGAAAAAGTATTATTAATTTGAAACTCTGTGATATGATGGTGTTCTCGTTCTTTAGTATTTGAACAAAATTCAAGTATTTCAAACTTAAAATTAGCAATAGTGTATTTATTAAAGGAGTTTTGTAGATGATTATTAAAATGACAGTTATTCAATAGACTAGTAATATGTTCATTCAATCTTCTGTATAGATTGGTAGACTCACCAATATAAGCAGAGTTAGATACAGTATTTAGTATTAAATAAACTCCTGATACTTTATCTAACTCTGCTTTAGTAAAATTTGTATATTTTCTAAGATTATTCATATACAAATGTAAGAAAAATTGTTTAAATTAACAATTTGTATGAAAACAATATTCACTATCAGCATTCACTCCACACACTTTACATTTCTGCTTCATGAGGGATTGATTAAAAGGAAAGGCTTAAGCTTCTTCAGGTCTTCGTCCCAATCAGTGATATCCTTGTTATCCTCATCAGCATAAAGCTGAGTGATCACTGGAGTGTTCAAAATGAAGAACCATCCATCATACTGTCTTATCACCTGGATGCTTTTATCTTCAACATTCATCAGGTCATCGATCAATTCTTGTACTGTCATACTCTTTCAAATTTGTGAAAATGTGATGCTGCATTATACATGTCTATAAGATAATTAGTCTTCTCCTGCCAAATTAGATGTGGTTCTGGTTCTCCATCTGTCATTTCTTCTTCAGACAGAGCTTTGTTAATGGCTTCAAAGAGCTCTCCAAGAGACAAATATTGTTTCTTGTAGAACTCTTTGTCGTCATCTCCTAATGTAAGAATAAGGCTCATGTCAGAACTTTTTACCGTTATCCTTCAGCCTGTTCTCGATCTTGTGATCTGCCCTGTGCCTGTTGTATTCAAGCTTTTCCATGACAGCACCTCCAAGATCGTATCCAAACCTACCACAATAGTCAGCAATTCGAATCACAACATCTGCCAACTCTACTTCTGCCATAGGTCTGTGAGGAAGATGGTCATCCATCAATCCCTTGCGTTCACCTTCCATAGCTTCAGCTATTTCAGACACCATGAGCATGAGCATCTCGCCCTTGTTCCTGTCGATAAGTTTTCCTGTCTGCAGATCACTATGCCATCCTGCTTTGGTTGAATCAGAATAACATCTCTCAACCAATTGGTTTATTGCTTCTTTCATAGCTTAGTAATCTGCCCCTCCATCTGACAACGCTTCTTTGGTTTCTTCTTGAGGCGTGACGGTTTCAACTGGGAGATCGTCTGCTTGCTGGATCTTGTTGACGATATCTTGTTTGATCTGTTCATAAAATTCAGGATTGTCCTGAATAAGTGCTTTAAAGTCCTTAATATCATACTTTTGGTCTTTGTAAGTTATTGTTTTACCATATTTAACCAAGATCTCAAATTCATCACCAAGTTCTAAAATTTCTGCCACTTTATCAATACCCTGTCCGTAAACAATTTCGAATTCAGAGAGTCTGTAGGGTGGAGACATTTTATTCTTGGTAGATTTCACCTTGGTCTTGTTGCCATAGATGACATCGCCTTCCTTGGCATTGGTCTTTGACACTTCCACCCTGACATCAGAGTAGAATTTCAAAGCGTGTCCTCCCTGTGTAGTAGTAGGATTGCCAAACATTACGCCAATCTTTTCCCTGTATTGAGAAATGACCACAACGCAGCATTTGTTCATCACCAGGGCATTCTTTAACCTTGGGTAAGCATTACTATTCAGTCTGGCTTTCTTGCCAATAGTGGACTCCCCAACCTCACCATCGAGGATGGCAGCTTTGGGAATCAATGATGAATCTGAATCAATAATGACCAGATCCACCTCACCACTCTTGATGATATCTTCAGCAATTTGAAAACCTTCCTCTCCTGATGCAGGCTGAGCAAACAATAACTGGCTTGTGTCAACACCTAACGCTTTGAAGTAGATCTTATCTACAGCATGCTCACCATCAATGTATGCAGCTACACCACCGTTGGCCTGGCAGTTTGCAACAAGATGTCCACAGATAGTTGATTTGCCAGTACCTTCCCAGCCCATCAGTTCATACAGTTTACCTTTGGCAACTCCTCCTATTCCCAGGGTTATGTTGTCAAACCCAATAGAGCCTGTGGAGATGATGTCATAATTTCCAGAGGTCTTACTGTCCATTGCTAAAATGGTCCCTTTTCCATAAGACTTATTCAGCTTTTCCATAGCAAGGTCGAGCTTGCTCTTATTCCCGTTCTCTACAACTTCCTTTTTCTTGGCCATTATTTAGTTTATAATTAAATTTGTTAACCTTTAGATAGAAATGCCCCCACACTTGGCAGGGGCAAATCACATCATCATCATCATCATTAAACACTAATTCTTCACAAGTTGTGGTTCCAGTTTGTCCAAAGCTTTTGTTACACGCTTCTGAATCAAATCAAGGAATGCACTTCTTTTAATAGGATCTTTTTCGTCATACTCGATGACATACTGCAAAATGTTTGCAATCTCATGAAAGTCCTCGTACAGTTTACTTCCCATAGTCTACAATTGTTTTAGGGTGATTCTTAATTTCTGTCCATCTTTCTTCAGAATAGTCGCAGACAATGGCCCAACCTCTCTTTTTAACCTTGATATAGATCACGCCTTTCTCATGTTTATATATCCTGAAGCCTCTGTTTATGAGTCTTTCGTATTCTGAATTTTCCATTTTGGTATGAATTATTTAGAAGGGAAAGGGAAGTAAATATAGCTTACTTCCCTCTCATTGTCAAAAAAATTCACAACAATTTATTCAACTTTTTTCATTGAAATCATTATTGTTTGGAATATCTTCCAGCTTGGAAAAACCTTTCTTGTTAAGAGTGTCTTTGATCTTTTCCAAGTAGTTCACACCATCCATTAACTCTTCCTGAAGATGATTAAGAAAGTCATCCGTGTCATTTGCTTCAAGGGTTGTGTTGTACTTCCTGATTCCAATGGCACTCCTGTCACGGAATCTCTGGACTACCTGGTCAATGATCCTGTCACGCTTTAAAGTATCAGAGATCTCAATGTGTTTATTCAACCACCAGTCTCTCTCAAAATCTTCTTCTGAGAAGTCATCAATACCTTCCTCCAAATATTCCATATAAAGGAGCTCATGTCTGGCAGTCATGATTTCAGCAAAGACTTGCATTTTGTCCATCCCAAACTGTTTCTCCAGCTTGTTGAATAATTCCTCATTATACATTTTCTTTTAATTTATTAAGGTTCAACGTTTCTTCTTCTTCGAAAAACATATGCCAGACTTCCTGATTTCTATCAAAAGCCACACCAAGTTTGTCTTCCCAATAGTCAATCATGTCTGTACTCTTATTGAATATGTGATAGGATAATGTGTATTTCTCACTCTTAAGACCGTTCACATTAGTGACTGATTTCTCAGGAAACAATGTCTTGAACTTCTTGGAAGTCCTGGAATACTTACCTTGTCTGATCAGTTCGAAGTCTAGTTTGAGATCAGGATCCAGTTTATATACCACTACAACATAGCCGTCCTCATAATCATAATCATCTATGACAGATTTTGTACGTTCATACTCACTGTCAAGAAACTCTCTAAACTTATCAAGGTCTTTGGGTTGAAACAGGAGATACACAGCATCTTCATACTGTATGTCCCTGTTGGCATCCTTGCTGTAGCCATTGATAAATCCATTTGCAATCATCCTCTCCTTAGAAATCTTGAGGGTTGGGACCATAAATATACTGGTTATTGTTCTTTTTATCTCCATTATCCTTTAATGTTTACAATTCCATGATTAAGATAATTCTTCCTGGACATGTTCCATACATTGTTCTCCAGGGCCCACTGCAGATCTTCAATCAGATCTTTCACGCCTGTATACTCTCTTCCTTTGTATTCAAATCCCAACAGAGCGTCAGCCAGATCATCATAGGTCATACGATAGATCAATGGGTTATAATAGTTCGTGCTGTCGCATACAAGGAATTGAGGTGGCAGGACAGTGTATTCAGACAGATCTTCACTACCCCAGCCAGGCTTTGTCATTTCCAGAGCAGCTCGATAGTAGAGATAGGCCTGAATGTAAGCTCTTCTGTAAAGATAATATTCATCATAGAAATTCTCAACAGCCCAGACACATTTTAAATCAGTTACCTGAATTGTTTTTGCCTGATGATCTATAACAACTTTATCCATCATACTCTTGAACAAGTGGCCACCTACCTTGTAACCTTCTATCTGGAGTTGATTCCTGACAGAATAACGTGGACTGCTGATCAGATTGACCAGGTCTTTGGTTACAGGATTCGTTCTGAGTTCCTGAACAATCCTCTCAGCGTTGGATATGTCCTGAGTGGTGACAACGGACAAACCGTTTCCTCTCACTCTTCTGATTTCATCATAATAGATCTCAGCGTCAGTTCCTACAAACTTACTTATCACCAGCTCATATTTGATCTTGTATCCACTGTCAGCATAAGCCAGCTTACTAATCTCTTCAAAGGATTTAGTTACTTCACCTTCATTGGTAGTTGCCTCCTTTGTACGGGTGTATAACGCCTCCACGAACTTCAACATGGTTGCTGTTGGTGGCTCTGAGCATGCTGACATGTAAAACCTGGTGTCAAACATATCAGGTTCCATCATCAACGTCTCCACAACCCTTCCCATGAGAGCAGCCTGGCTGTCCTTATCCTCGACATCCTCATTCATAATGTACTTCTTGAAATACTTCTTCCTGTCCAGGCAGAAATCTTTCAAGCTCGAACTACTGTCAAGATAGATAGCTCGATAATTTGCTTCCGTTCTACTTACTCCTCCAATTGCCATTGTATTTGTTTTAATATTTATACTTCATTTGGTATAGGATTCCACTCAAAGCCCCACAACCAATAGCCTTCGCCACTGGGAGTGTACTTACCATCCATCCACTTCCTGGTCTGTCTTTTGGTAGCAAGATCTTCTGGCGTGAGTGTCATCATATCATTATCCAGCCAAACATTCATTGACTGATTATTCTCGATGCATTCCTCACATTCATGTTCTCTTACTTCAGCAAGACCATTCCAGTTATTCAGCTTCTTGAGCCTGTATTTAAAGTTTTTCATTTTTGGTTTTAATAGTGTGACATTCAGAACATAACAATTGTAATCCATCCACTTCACAGAACAGTCTTTCGACAAATCCTGGAAGATCATTCGCACATGTAAGAGTTCCTGCAGGAAGAATATGATCAACATTTACCTCTTTATCAGGAAACCATTTTTTACAATGATTGCACTGATATTCGAACTTCTGTCGTTTATTTGTTCCTTTGTATGGTCGTTTAGCAAGCGACTTGGTAACAGCTATTGGTTTCCACCAACGAGACTTGTTTCTTAATGCACTTCGTATAAACGACCAGAATGCAGATTCAGTTAGAGTACCGTGGCATCTGGGTTTTGGTTTTAAAATTCTCTTCTTAGCCATAAATAATTAAATTGGTGATGTCTAAGATAGTAAAATCTTTAGACACCACCATATTTTAATCTATTTAGTTATAGAAGAGACTCTCTTGGAGAGAATACTTTTCATATCCTCAAGAGATGTAACAATCTTGCTGATCTGAAAGGTTGACATACCTGGCAGATTGAACTCATGCTTTGTCGTCTCAGCAGTAAATCCTGCATGGGCTTTCTCAGCAAGGCTCTCAAGCTCCCTGATGGCATAGTCTTCATCCAATTCAAGCGTGTCAAAGTTTACATCATGCAGAATCTTTGTGGCTTCTTCCCTTGGAACAGTCATAATGGGCAGATACTCATAGCATCTTCCTTTATGTGTTCCAATCCCTACAACCTTCATAGGGTTGATAAGGGCCAGGACAGAGGTATCACCACATCCTACATAGTGTATCTCATCAGCTGTGAAATGTAATCCTGCTTCAGCACAGTCAACTGTACTCCAGCTACACTTTTCAGGAGGCATGTTTACAGGCACACCTATCCTGATGTCAAACGTCATGGTGTGAGCGTCAGTAAAACGATTGCCATTCATGCTTGGAAGCTTACCATACAACTCCTTCAGCGTACCCAATCCCTTGTACAATCCTTCACCAGCATAGTTGTAGAACTCATACTTGCCAGTCTCCTTGTTCTTATCCACAATAAAATTGGCAGGACTCTTCTTCCAAACAGTCTTGATTTTATTGTAGGCATTGGATACAAAGTCAACCAGTTCCCTGGACTCAGGATCTTCATTGGGGATAGTGACAACGTTTCGCAACGCTACAAAGAAACCCTGCTTGGTGATCCTGAATGAATTCTTCTTAAGGAACGCATACAGTTGGT